GAAGGAATGGGTAGAGCTATTCGAACACACGTATAACAAGAAAGAGTTTAGGGCAGCAGTAGAAGCAAACAGTACTATCATACGTAGGACTAAGGCATTTACATGTCCAACCTGTCAGGGTGAAGGTAAGGTGTATCGTATCAAAAAGGATGGTACAAAGTTTGCTAGACCTAACAAGTGTAAAGACTGTGATGCTAGAGGCTATCAGCTTAAACCACTAAATCATTTAGCAGGTCTAGGTTTTGCTGCACCCAGTAAGAAGTGGGTTAGCGCCAATGGGTTTAGCACTGGTAAGGATAACTTAGATGTATTGATTGGTACTGCAAAGACTAAGAAGATGGACGAAGCTGTATCATTCCTGACAGACCTGAAGCGTTTGTCTGCCGTTAGTAGCTACCTGAGTGCCTTTGTTGAGGGTATCGACACATTCACTAAGCCTGATGGCTTCCTACATGTAGGTTTAACTCAACACATTACAGCTACTGGACGTTTCAGTGGGCGTAACCCTAACATGCAGAACATGCCAAGAGGCGGTACATTCCCTGTTAAGAAAGTGTTTGTATCTCGATGGAAGGGTGGTCACATTCTAGAGGCTGACTTTGCTCAGCTTGAGTTTAGAGTTGCTGCGTTCCTAGCACAAGATCCTGTTGCCATAGAAGAAATAGCTACAGGGTTTGATGTACACAGCTACACAGCAAAAGTTATTACAGATGCAGGGCAACCAACGTCTCGCCAGGATGCCAAGGCTCATACATTTGCCCCCCTCTTCGGAGCTACAGGCTATGGAAGATCTAAGGCTGAAGAGGCATACTACGTACATTTTAATGAGAAGTATGAGGGTGTAGCTGCATGGCACAAAAAGTTAGGTGATGAAGCTATACGATTTAATAAGATAACTAATAAGTCAGGGCGACAGTATGCTTTCCCTGATGTTAAGCGCAATGCAAGGGGTGGGGTATCACACTTTACCATGATTAAGAACTATCCAGTACAAGGCTTTGCTACTGGTGATGTTGTACCTGTTGTGTTGATTGAAATGGAAGAGAGGATGAAGCATCTAAAATCTTGTTTAGTTAATACTGTACATGATTCAAGTGTGGCAGATGTGCATCCAGAAGAGAAAGATGAGGTATTACAGATAATTGAAGACATGAACGATGATTTAACCAACCTGATAGAGAAATCTTATGGCGTTAAAATGAATGTACCACTGCTATTAGAATCTAAAATAGGTCCGAATTGGCTTGACGTACAGGACGTTTGACGGTATAACTGAGTCTCTTTAACACAAATCTCATGAGGTAAATAATGAGTACAGAAGTATCAATAACTAGCATGGATAATGCGTCTATGGCTGCACTGATGGGTGTATCCGCAGAAAATAAACAATCAGCATCTTCTCTTGCACGTATTAACGTTGTAAGTACAGCCCTGAAGGGTGAAATGGAACTTGGTGGTAAGAAGATCAAAACAGATGTAGTACCTGTTGGTGCATACAAGATTACTCAGGGTGACGATGTGTTCTACGCAGAACAGATAAGCATTCGTGTATTCGCCCAGCGCCAACAATGGCAACGTTGGAATGCATCAACTAATGAGATGGAGAAGTCTGTTATGACTACATCACTCAATGGTGATCTACAGGATAGCATTGGTGGCTTTAACTTAGGTAGACCATCAGGTTATGTAGAGGATTGGAATGCCTTACCTGAAGCTACTAAGGATCTAATGCGTACTGTTAAGCGTGTTAAGATCTTTATGGGTCTACTCACTGTCAAATCTCCTATAGATGAACATGGTGAGCCTATCTCTAAAGAGTATGCAGACCTACCGTTTGTAATGGATGTAAAGAACCGTGACAGTCTAAAGAACTTAGATGGTGCTTTAAAGACAGTACAGAGAGCTAATCTCTTACCTATCATGTCTACGCTAGAATTAGCAGGACAAGAGGGTTCAATCCCTACAGGTGCTACGTTTGGCTACATCACTGCTAAGGCAGGGGATAAGGTAGAACTTACTGAAGCTGATAACCAAACACTCAAGGACTTCTTAAGCTTCATTGAGTATGGCAATGGTAAGATCCTAGACTTATACAATGAACGCTCTGACAAGGGTATGAGTGCAGCAGACGCTGAGCTTGTAGGTTCTATTGTAGATGTGGATGCTGACTAATGAATCATCCTGCAGAATTAGCTATGTTATCATTCCTACAAAAGGCTATGGCAGGTGAGTCCACTATGACTGAAGAGGTGGCTGATAAAGTCGCCTCTGATGTTAAGAATGCTTTGTTTAAGCAGTTCGACAGTGGTCCTCGTGATGATTTTCGTTTGCGTATGTCTAACATAGGTAAGCCAAGATGTCAGCTATGGTTTGAGAAGAATGACCCTGAAGACAAGACACCCTTTCCACCAAACTTTCTGATGAACATGATATTAGGGGATATAGTTGAAGCTGTATTCAAGGGTATTATGAGAGCAGCAAATATTGACTTTAAAGATAATGATTATGTTACTCTTAAGTTACCTAATGGTGTAGAGATTAAAGGTGAATACGATATGGAATTAGAAGGTAAGATTGACGATGTAAAGTCAGCCTCACCTTGGTCATATCAGAACAAGTTTGCATCCTTTGATGCCTTAGCTACAGGAGATAGTTTCGGCTACATCCCACAGCTTGTAGGCTATGCAGAGGGCGCAGGTAAAGAGGTTGGTGGTTGGTGGGTAGTCAACAAGGCTAACGGAGAATTTAAGTATGTCTCTGCAGATGGTGTAGACAAACAGGCAGTACTTGATGATATCGAAGACCTGACAGATTACATCAACAATGATGAACCTTTTGAGCGTGAATTTGAGCCTATCGAAGAAACGTTTTACCGCAAGAAGACAGGCAACACTAAGCTAGGAGTTACGTGTGGCTTCTGTGCATTTAAGCATAAGTGTTGGCCTATGGTACAAACTATACCCTCAGTTGTATCTAAAGCACAAAACCCACCAATAATAGACTATATACACATTGAAGAAAAGGAATATAACGATGCCTAAACTTACTATAAACGATAAAGAATATGATACTGAAGACTTCAACGAAGATCAGATAGCTATGTACAATGAAATTATGCTTGCTAAAGGTGAGATGCAAAGATGTGAATATGTATTCAAAGTACTTGAAGCACGATGTAATCAGTTAGCAGGTATGATTGAGGCTCAGCCAGAAGAAGCTACTGATGGCTAAAAGAACAACAGCGAGATATCACAACTCTCGACGTTACCGCAGTGGTCTGGAGAAACAGGCCGCTGCATTCTTAAGCAAACACCAAAAAGAAGTTAAGTATGAGCTATTAAAGATAGAGTGGGAAGACCTACGCTACAGAACTTATACACCAGACTTTGAGTTAGACAACGGCATCATAATTGAGACAAAAGGAATACTCGATAATGATGATAAACGTAAGCATTTAGCCATACAGAAACAGCATCCAGAGTTGGATATTAGGTTTGTATTTAGTAACGCTAACGCCAAGTTATACAAGGGTGCTAAGAGTAGATACTGTGATTGGTGTGATAAGAATAATTTTCTCTGGTCACATCGAATAATACCGCAAGAATGGTTGACAGAAAAGGGTACAAGATCTAAAAAAGATAAGATAGTATTAAAAACAAAAAGGAAAGATTAATGGTGTTTCAGTTAGACGACGATGAAATGGCTCTGGTTATCAAGCCTTTGTATGAAGATAATGGTGAGTGGGAAGGTGATGTAGCTACTGGTGTGGCTATGAATGACTCAATCTCTCTAGACTTAAACATACAACGAGGTATGGTTAATATCATCACTCTAATGACATCTTTTCTTTCGTATTCAGATGATAAAGAAGAACTCGTAGACGAAGTAATTAAGTGGCGTGAGAAACTATTTGCTGAATTAGATGAATCACCCTTCGCAGATTACGAAACAGATGAAAACAGTAACGTAATAACATTGACTAAGTTTACTAAGACAAAAGGTAACGCATAATGGCTAAATGGAATCTAGAAAAACAGAGAGAAAACCAAGGGTTTGATCCTGTTAATAAACCAGCGCACTACAATCAAGAAGGTATTGAGTGCATAGACTATATTCAACAGGTAGTAGGCCTGGATGGTTTCATCGCATATTGTCATGGTAACATGATTAAGTATCAACACAGATATCGCTACAAAGGTAATGGTGTAGAGGATATGAAGAAAGCAGCATGGTACTTATCTAGAATGAACAAGGCTCTTGCGGAGAAGCACAAATGAGTGACAAGAATTTTGACGTAACAATGCAGGTTACAGTCAGTAAAGATAACAACATCCTATCATCGCATGAAGAGTCGCATTCGGATGATGTAAAAGATTTAGTGTCAGATACGTTCTATGACGTAGATGATGTTGAAGTAAGCAATGTAATAGTAAAAGAGAGAGAGTTAAATGAATAGTTTAAGAGAGTATCAAATTAAGGCGGTGGGATTCGCTATATATCCTGCAACACATAAGGTTCTATACCCAACGTTGGGCTTGTGTGGCGAAGCAGGAGAGATAGCTGAGAAGGTTAAGAAGCAGGTACGAGATAATAATTTTAACAGGCATGAAGTAGCCAAAGAACTAGGAGATGTACTCTGGTATCTGGCAAATCTGTCTAACGATATTGGCTATAATCTAGACGAGATAGCTAACATAAACATTGAGAAGCTTACATCACGTAAGGAGAGAAACAAGATACAGGGATCAGGAGACAACAGATGAACAACCACTTACCAACAGACTATCAATCATTCATACACAAATCACGTTATGCTAAGTACTACGAGGGTGATGGACGTGAATCGTGGGAAGATACTATTGTGAGATACTCTGCTAATGTAATAAGAAACTTGGCTGATCCTGAAACTAAGTTTAAACTGGAGCAAGCTATCTTAGGCTTAGAAGTTATGCCTAGTATGAGATCACTCATGACTGCAGGTAAGGCAGCAGACAGAGACAATACCTGTATGTATAATTGTAGTTACTTAGCTGTTGATGATGTTAAAGCATTTGATGAAGCTATGTTTATTCTACTGTGTGGTACTGGTGTAGGTTTCTCTGTAGAGCGTCAATCTATATCTAAGCTACCTGAAGTGCCATTTCTCTGGAACAGTGAGACAAACATTGTTGTAAAGGATAGCAAAGAAGGTTGGGCTAAAGCGTTACGTCAAATGATTGCATTACTATACAGTGGTGAGATCCCTACGTGGGACGTTTCTAAGGTTAGACCTGCAGGTGCGCCACTTAAAACGTTTGGTGGTAGAGCGTCAGGACCTGCTCCGCTTGTAGATCTATTTAACTTTGTAATTAAGACATTCAAGGATGCACAAAACCGTAAGCTATCCTCACTAGAATGCCATGACATCATGTGTAAGATAGGAGAAGTAGTTGTGGTAGGCGGCGTGAGACGCTCAGCGATGATCTCATTGTCAAATCTATCAGACGACAGAATGCGTCACGCTAAGTCTGGCTCATGGTGGGAGAATGATCCACAAAGAGCATTAGCTAACAACTCTGTGTCATACACTGAGAAGCCTGACAGTTTATCTTTTATGCGTGAGTGGATGGCGTTAGTTGAGTCTGGCTCAGGAGAGCGTGGTATCTTCAACAGACAAGCATCTAAGGTACAAGCAGCAAAGAATGGAAGACGTGTTTCTGACTATGAGTTCGGAACTAACCCATGCAGCGAAATAATTTTGAGGCCGTCACAGTTTTGTAATTTAACAGAGGTAGTTGTACGTGCAACAGACACACTGGACACCCTATCTGAGAAGGTAAGGCTTGCAACTATACTTGGTACTATTCAGTCTAGTTTCACTAAGTTTCCGTACTTACGTAAGATCTGGACTAAGAATACCGAAGAAGAAAGACTACTTGGTGTGTCGTTAACAGGCATTATGGACAACCCCTTAATGACCCTCAAAAACAAAGGATTGGAGAAGACTCTTGACCACCTTAAACAAATCGCCGTTACTACTAACGCTACTTGGGCTGAACGCCTTGATATCCCTGTCAGTGCTGCTATCTGCTGTGTTAAACCAAGCGGTACTGTCAGCCAACTGGTTGACTCTAGCAGTGGGATTCATGCTCGTCACTCAGCCTATTATATTAGGACTGTTCGTGGAGACAACAAAGACCCGTTGACAAAGTTCATGATTGATCAGGGTATACCCAATGAGCCAGACGTAATGAAGCCAGATGCTACTACAGTGTTTAGCTTTCCTATGAAAGCCCCAGAGGGTGCAACAGTTACTGCTGATATGACTGCCATAGAACAGCTAGAGATGTGGTTAGCTTATCAGCGTCACTGGTGTGAGCATAAGCCCAGCGTTACAATCAACGTAAAGAATGATGAATGGTTTGAAGTAGGAGCATTTGTGTACAAACACTTTGATGAAATGTCTGGTGTATCATTCCTACCGTTTAATGAGCATACGTATCAACAAGCACCATACCAAGAGTGTGATGAATCAACATATCATAAGATGGTAGGAACTATGCCAACTAATATTGATTGGTCATTACTCTCTGAGTACGAGAGCGAAGACAATACATCAGGTAGTCAGACACTAGCTTGCTCTGGAGACGCATGTGAAATTGTAGACTTAACATAAAGAAAGGCTTCAGCAATGGATGTATTATTAGGAATTGCACTTACAATGCACTTAGAAAACAGAGATCCAGACCCATGTGTTTTTTGTGAAGTAGTACCTTTTAGCAATTATTCTGAAAGTGATTATAATAACATTCACCCTCATATAAGATTACAGGAAGGGATTATCATTGCTGGAGCATATTTAAATAATGAAGGAACTATAAGTCCATATGTAGGTAATAGATTTTCTAATCAAAAAGCTTACTTTGAGTA